CTCCTTTGCCGCCGCCCTCTCGTGGATGGACTTGGTCAGGTGGACTGTTAACCAAGTTGTTAAGGTCAACAAGAACGGTGGTATGAACTACACACTCACGGCCTTGTTTACGACCCTCTTGTCCATCTTGGTCTACCTCGGTATCTCTCGTGTCTCTACACGTGTGCAAAAGCCATCTCAACCAATCTTCGCGGTTACTCGATAAGTTTAGGCTTACGCATAACCAATAATAAAAATAAACCGGTTGCAATTACCATAAATATAGATATAAACGCATCCCATCTACGCGGATCCTCCATTTCGGGGATACTCATAGGTGGTGGAAGAGAAAAGTCTCGTTCCACTTTAGCAATATTCTCAAGTTTATCAGTAGAACACGTCATTGCGAGTTTAAGTATATGGTTCGCATTTCTAAACTCATATGGTATTAATCGATTATTACTACTGTAATAAAACTGAACACGTAAACTTGATATCGTTTTTTGTGATCCCGAATCAAAATTGTGTTCAACTGTATCGTCAACACCCGAAAAGTTAATCACATCTCCACATAGAAGTATACGTCCTGTATAAAAAGGTGTTTCAGAAAATACGGTTTTGTTAAATTCATCTGAACCACTACTCAATTTAACAATAATTGCATCGGGACCCTGTAAATTAACGCTACCAGTATAAAATTTATAAGGAGAACTGGATGTAGAGAATACGTTAGAGGCACTTACACCTAATATATCGTGTGGTGTTGTTTTACCAGTGACACCCGATTTATACCCATTTGTACCGTTATAGAAATCAAAACTAAATTTATTTGGACCTTCAAACGTTATAGAATTTAAATCTTTATCATACGAAGATCCAGATAACCTACCACCTGAATTTACAACAACATTTGAAGCTAAATTTTTACCATTATAGTTTCCGTTTGGTATTATTATATCGTAGTTAGTGGACGTATTGTTTATTGTGAACGTATTGTTAAGACCATTTATAAGAAATTGACTATTATGTATACGTGCTGATATAAGTGAAATTTTACTTACGTCATAAATAGGATTTTTTAGGTGTACAACATAATCAGCTACGTTTGGGTACAAAACTGGATCTCGTTCACCACTGTCTATATCTAAGGTATGTACCTTCATTAAAATATATGAACAATATTTTAATGAGTGTGTGTCTCAGTTTTTAGTTATTTAAGAAAGACTATGAACTAATGGATTACTTGAAAGTTGTCTTCTCGCTGTATCCAAACTCATATTTGTAGCATTTGGATTTTCTTGACCCTTAAAAGCATTGAATTTATTGTAATCGTTATTTCTATATTGTTGTGTCCAAGCACCATTCGCGGCATTTACTCGACCATCAATTCTCGTTGTATCGGAACGAACACTCGTAACCATACCTCCTTGGTTAAGTGGATCGGCACGAACGTTCATTCGCCCTGGACCCGCAGCTCTATTTGGTTTACCACGACGATCGTCTGGTCTGAAACCGTATTTTGTAAGTTCTTCTGCTGTGTATGCGGAACCGTATGTTCTCTTTTCACCAATCTTAGTCGCTGGGGTATTCAAGTATCCACCTAGAAAACTTGATATACCTGGGGCTGGTTGATTGTTGTATTGATATTGTTCTATAGCACCATCAGCTTTGTTTCGTGTTGGTTCTTGCGCACGTGTAAGTGCAGAAACCATTCTCTTTGCACCTGCGAAATTTAATGTATCAGTTCTCGAACCCGTTTCGGATCTATTTGTTGTTCTCTTTGTACGTTCATGTTCTGCTCTTGGTGTTCTACCATTCATACCCTGTGCCCTACCTGCAACTGGAGGAAGACGATCATGTAAAAATGCGGTCTTTTCTGGTCTATTGTGTCCAACTTCACCGACAATACCACGTCTACCACCCTTCGCATCAAATGCTGGTCCCGATCTACCAGGTAAAGTAGTTAAGCGATACGCACCGACATTTTCTGGATTAACACGAAACAACTGTTGGTTCCCTCCGAACGCGGGGACGTCTGGTCCAACACCCAAACCTGGTCCGACGAGTTGTTTTTCAATTGGCGAAATATTATTCATTCGCCCTGCGTCATACATGCGATTTCTCATAGACAAAACTTCACCCCCCGAAGATCTTTGTTGTGGAGCAATTTGAGCAAACGAACCCATTTCTTTTTTTGAATTATACGATGGTTCGACTAATGGTGATAAAGGTCCTAAATAATCTGTTTGTTGAGTAACCTCCATATTAGAAAAATCGGAAACTACTTCTTCTTCCTCTATTGGGTTACCTTCTATTGTATATTTTTCGTCTGATTGACTCAATTTTCTACCGGCATAAACTAAGCCGGCTATTGCCATTATAGATATAGGATCAGCCATTCTTATTTCTTAGCGAGATTTTTATTGAGGTATCTTTGCTGAAACAAACCATTTTGCATCTCAGCTCTGGTGCTCGATGGTTCATAGGTTTGGGTTCTAAGTGGTAATTTACACTCGACATTTTGGAGTGGGTGAAAGTTTCGTTCGTAAGTCTTTGCTAAAACTTTATTGAAACGAGATGTACTTTGTGGTCTGAGTTGATCGGATGTATCGATGTATTGTGCTGGTGAACCTTTACCAGCCATGTATGGTGATGTACCATATAACATGGTGTTTGGTCTATCTGACACATAGTTCAGGGTACTGGGCTGAGGATATGCAAAAACTTCTTCGGTCGCGCAAACGGCTGGAACCGCGTGATCTTGAACCACTTTCATCCCTGGTTGGAGTTGATACGCCATTTATTATTACAAAAGATTTTGTTTATGGAAATCGAGTATCTACTACTTTATTATTAAATTGTTTAAAATTAAGGTCCTAATCCCGAACCTCTATGCATACCACTTCTCTTATCACCATTTGGATCAAGTCCTGCAAACGCCTCGAGTTGAACCCCTCTTGCGTCTGGATTACACAATCTTGGGTCTTGACGACATGAATTACCTCTTTTACCATAAATAAATTCATAATATGGTGTACCACCTATAGATGTGTCTGGCATACTTACAAACTGTCTCGATAATGCATTTCTTTGGTATTCAGGCAAAGACGAACGCGAACGGGATGGTCCATATTTAATATCACCCGTAAGGAAATTGTTTACTGGGGTTTTTACGGTTGGGTAATGACACGACTGAGGTCTGTCTGGTCTATCTGCATAATCCGACATGAGAACATTTCCCATAGGATTATCTTTTGTTGGCATAGAACAATCTTTACCTACATTATTGTACACGTTTGTTGGTCTTATAACACCCTCCTTCACCATATTAGATTTTTCCATTATATAAAGAACTCCGAGTGCGGTTGCACCCAAAACAAATATACGTGGATCACGTCTTATAAGATAAATTATACACGTCGCATAAATAATAAAACGAGCTGATGCGTTAACACGGTCTGCTGAAGATTGTGTCTTTGACGGCCAAAATTCATGAACTTTTTCAACTCGAACCAATTGTTTTGGATCTTCAAACCAAGATGTCATTTATATATAGTGAGTTTATTTTTTCATCATACCACCCAACATACCCTGCATCGTTTTCATCAATGCAGCTTCGTCAAGTTGACTTCCATCTTCACCCATTTTATCTGCACACTGTTTTGCAACTGTCTCAATCATGGAAAGTGTGTCTTCTGGGATAGAACTAATAGTTGTACCGAGCATGTATAACGTCTGAACATATTGCCAAATTGCATCTTTTGTATTATCGGAAGCAGTCCCCCAATGTTTTTCGAGATTTACGCCTTTCATGAAATCTAAATTCTTGGATTCTTCAATGAAAAACGATTCGTCTTTGGAAGAAATCTTATCGGTATATGGAGCAACACCCTGCATAAACCCATCTACAACTAAACGTGGGTTCGAAGCTTTCATTAAATCGAAAGCCGATAAACACTTTTTCAAGCCTTTTTCTTCTGGAAATGTCTTGTGTAATTCCACAAGAAATTGACCCATCATATCATTGAATGCGGTCACGGAAGTCATATTATATTGTAAATACGTATATTATCTTTAAGTCAGAAAATTAAAATGGTTCCGTTGATATGGTCTCTTTCTTACCTAATCCGTTAGTAACGATAAAAAATACTAAAATTGCTATAAGCGCAGCTGGTTTAGTATATGCACTTACGGGAAGCTTACCTTCGTTGTTGATCTTTGCTTTAAAGTGTATGTATCCTGCTGTTATAAAACCAGCGATTATTCCGGCCCACGCGGGGTCTCTTAAATAGTCTTCAAACTCCATTTAATAGTAGCCAACTTTTTTTGCACGGGTTTCGGATGCGTCTGGAAACAAAACACCTTCATCATCTTCTGATTGATATGGTTGCTGTTGCTGTTGCTGTTGCTGTTGCTGTTGCTGTGGCTGACGCTTCGTGTCAATAGTTCGAAATTCATTATCAAATGGCGAACTTTGTTCTGGCTGCATTACCTGTTGTTCCATTGGTGGTTCCATTGGTTGTTCCATAGATGGTTCCATTGGGGTTTCCATTGGGGTTTCCATAGATGGTTCCATAGATTGTCCGGCATCAAATGGCTCTTCTGAGGTTTCCTCTTCATATCCATCAATGAGATCTGGGTCTTCGGAGTCACCAACTTCTGCTTCATCGAGGTCCAAATCCTGACCCTCTTGTGTTTGAGACATATACGTTTGTAAAATCTGTTGCACTGGTATGAGTTCCTTTACGGATGTTTCGATACATGTACAAAAACGCTCGTATAATTTATCGTTTCTCGCGTGCTCGTTTTGTGTTTCATGATAAATATATGGGTCTCTATATAAATCTTTGGCGGCGTTGTTATAACACGTTTGAATGAAAACTTCATTTGTTGGAAGTTTTAATGAAATTTTCTTATTATCTTTATTCAATCGAACCGCAGATAAAATTTTAACACAACTTACAAAAACAGCAGCTAACAGGTCGTTAAACCACGCACATCTATTTGATATATTATCAGTATGTTGTTTAGACATAGCATCACTCCAATTTGGAACTTCTTTTAAAAGTTTTTGATACATTACGAGAACCTTTCTACCTTTTGTAAGTTTATATGCTTCTTCATACATTGTTTCATATGTTTCAATCATAACTGGACACATGAGTAAACATAATTGACCTATGTATTCGCGTTTTGCCTCGACGAGTATATTTAAAGGATCGCTCATATTTGTAGTATATTTACATATTTAAACTTTAAGTCTCACGCATTACTTATTTCCCCTGTATTTATTTGCTGCTTTTTTAAGGTTTACGAGTGTTGGAAAATCCTCTGTATCTTCTGGATCTTCACGTTGTTCATTTTTTCTTGATTTTTTATTCGGTTTCCATGAAATACATAATTCGTATTGGCCTATAATCTGAACTATAAATCCACCTATTTCAAATTGTCGTTTTATATACTGTAGCGCTTTTGCTCTATCAAAATGAGGGTACCCCATAACAAAAGAAGGTATTTGACAAAACAAGTATTTATGTCCCAAATCTACCGACTGGCGTATCTTCTTTGAAACCTGTTCGTAAATTTTGGTATATGTTTCCTTTTTCAATTGGTTTCTCTTTTCAGCTATACGTGTTATTTCATCAATACTGATCATTATAATTATTTTAGAGTTTTAAATGTTAATTTTACCGTACATGTCTTGTGGATTAGATATAACCTTATCTATTATTTTTGTATTTTTAACTATATCGATTTCACTCTGTCTAACTTCTGTATAATCTTCAAATTCTTTACCCTTTATAGATTTTTGGTAAATACTTGGATCAGTTGGGGGTTTAACATCTATAGGTTGTGTTCTCACATTAAGTACAGTCGCAAGACCATCGATGATTCGTAAATCGGACGTAACAGAAAACCCGAATGAAAATCCCTTGTGTTTCACTGACATAAACATACACCTGTATATTTCCTGATTACTCGTCTTATTTATATATTTTTTTACAGATAATGTTTCGATAATATATGTACAAAGACCAGTTTTTTTAGAAACTTCTTTGTTTGTTGCGAGAACCATTTCTTGCATGAGATCATTAGATACTTCAATCTCTTCACCCGATTCTTCATAATCAGATAAATCCATTTCAGTACCATTCAATAATACGGGTTCAATTGGTTTAGTGTATCCGGAGAATCCGAATTGTTCCGTAAACATTTCCGTCCTGGACATGGTCATGAGTACAATAAGTATTAATAATATTAATAGTATAGTAT